TTTCTAATCTCCCTCCAGCCGTTGGTCCTCCAAATAAACCGAATACTTTACCCGCCACTTTAAAGACAAATAAGAAAGCGTCTTTAACCATGTCGAGAACTGCAAATAAACCAGCAAAGGTTCGTTTAATTTTATCAGCAGTTTCATCTCCGATTTGCAATCTCTCTGTGAAACTTTTTAATCCTTCGGTTAACGCATATAGTCTCTCACTCGTCATCGCGGGGAAGATATCCCTAAAAGCTTCTTTGATTGGGGTAATTATTTTTCTTAAGGCTTCGAACGCATTTGAGAATGATTCAATCAAAGCGGTTCGTCCACCAAGTTCTTTCCATCCCTGTAACATCTCATTACGTGCTTCTGCGCCACTGGCGAAAACATCCCATAAAACATTGGTAACGTCTGTCCAAAGCACAGTTGCTTCATCGATGTTACCAAATATAATCTCCATGGTTTTCATCCAGCCGGTGCTCACTGCGTCTTTTGTGGCGTCAATTGCCTCGGTAAATGTTTTTGCTTGCTGGGCTGCCTTAAATGCTTTTTCAGCAACATCCGAGTATTGCCCGGATAAAGCTTCCATCGCTTCAGCAGCCGTATCATATTTTCCAGCTTTAACAAGTCTATATGCTTCTTCTGAAAGCTCTGAGAATTTTCCAAATGCCGCTTCCATAACTGAAGTGTCGGCCCATTTCTTTTGCAGAGTGGTGCCAAAGTTACCTATTGTAACTTCTCCTTCTGCAATTTTTCCCATAGCGACGCCAGTATCAATAAATATCTGCTTAAGTTCTTTCGAGGCAACGCCAGCAAGTTCTAAACTTTTCCAGTCCATGTATTGAAGACTTCCAGAACTATATGACTGGTTTAAATTATACATTGCTCTACTAAATTCACCAGCGCCTTTACCAGCGTATGCCGTAGCATTCGCTACACCAGTAATCAAGGGGATAAGGTTTTCGATATCTCCGCCAGAAGAAGTCATCTGGGCAAGAGCCGCTGTCATATCGCTAAAACTATAACTTGTTTCATCCGAGAACCACATAAGTTTATCGAGATAATCGTTTACTTCGTTAATTGATTTACCTGTTGCGTTCATGATGGTTTGAACAGATCCCATTTTCTGTTCATATTTAGCCCAACCTGCGGTCACCTGGTCAATAGTTAGCGATTTTACTAACTGTTTGCCTGTATTAATTGCTGAGTTAGTAATATTAGCGAGGGCGGTTACTGCCATGATCTCAAGAGCTGAAAACTTATTACGAACGTTCTCAACAGCTTCGCTAAGTCCTGACATATTGACATTTTTAGCGGCAGCGCTTACGTTCTCTAAACCCTTAGAAGCTCCGGTAAGATTTAAACTTTGTTTAAGTTTGTCAAGAGTTGACATAGAAGTTTTAACATTCGCTTCAAACTGCTTGTTGTCAAACCGCATTTGGACAACTCTTTGATCAATTGTTGTGCTCATAGCTTAGTAACCTCCTTCCACGCAGAATTTGCAATTTTATCAAAAATAGGCTGGATAGCAGGATTGATGTAATCTCGACCCTGTACCCAGCCACCATTTCGAGTTCCATGTCCATATTGCAAAATAATTGCTATAGGAACTCCATTTTGAATATTTGAATTGTAAAAAGTGATTGAAACTGACCCATTCTTATGTATAATCTTGTAGTACCAAGAATTAGCAGTTTTTCTGGTGTCGATAGGTGTTGCAGACGCAAGGGCGGCTACTCCCTCTCGACCATACTTGTCAAGATCTACAAGACGAACGGCCTCTTTTGCTTTTTCTAAGAAACGTGTCAGTTTAGAGAAATCGCCCTTTTGCCTGAACTTTATCATACAAAAATTCTCCTTTTACAGAAGTTCGTTTACTCTCTTCTGTACGGCTGAATAATCATAGCCAGCTTTAGTGATACGGTCCTTTCGGTCCTGACCGTTACCCCATAAACCCTGAATGACTTCGCGGGCGATTTCATCTATACTTTTCTTCGAAGATGTGGTCACTGCCGTTCCGCTTTTCGTAGTAATGTAAGTATCAAAACCGGCAGCTTTAAGTTTAGCAGCCATAGCATCTGCGTTTGTTTTTTTACTAAAGGCACCAACCTGAATTTTGTAGAGGTTATCTACTTTTACCATATAAGTATCAAATCCAGCGGCTTTGACTTTGGCCAACATAGCGTCGGCATTTGCTTTATTACTAAATGCCCCTGTCTGAACTCTATATAAAATTTCGGGGCTAACATTAGAGGAGCCGCTATTTAACTTTGCGTTTACTTCGGATGCAATTTGTCCTAGACGATTATAAATATAATCACCAGGACAAGACTTATTAGCAAACCATCGATGAACAGTCATGTTCTGTTTATCTGGCTGGCCAATTAAAGATTTATCAGCTTTCCACTTAAGTTCTGGTATACCATTTCGTTTGCAAATATCAACTAACAGTTCTATTAAAGACTTATAAACTTTATCATTGATAGCATAAGGATGTGTTTTATCGCTGGCACACTCTATGGTAATTGCTCGGTGATCATTAGCAGCGTTAGAAGAGCACCATGAACGGTCTTTCTCCTCTACGTACATTCCGATCCGACCGTCAGATCCAATACCATAATTAGAAGACGCCTTACGAGAAGCAGATGCAAAAATATCACCAAGAGTCTCCACTGAGCATTGTCCGACAACACAATGAATTGTAATAGTGTCAATTTTATGGTTTCTAGGGCTGGTCTTGTTTGGACTAATTTTGGTATAACTAACCAAAGGGCTATTACTCATGATTATTCCTCCTTGATGCTTTGAATCTGTTTAATCATTTGAACCACTTTGTCGTAACCAACCGTTGAGGTAAGGAATCCAAGATACATAAGAATAACAATCTCAATTCCGATCTTCAAAGAAAAGACAATGTCGTTCATGATGATATAGATGACACAAACAGCACAAGCGATTATAACTGAAGAAACAGCGGCCAAAACATTAGAAGAATATTTAACGGTTGTCCCGTCAAGAAGCTTCTTGATTCCTTCGACCGTTAGATTCGTTACAATAGAAACAATTAAAAGCGCTGTAGTTAAAAAGTAAATAGGCATGGTAAACCTCCTTTATTCAATCAACTCATCTTCTTCAGACGAACAGTTTCGTTCGAGTTTTTTATTTAATCTCTTTTCACGTTCTTCAAAGAATGTTTCAAAAAGAGCTTTTAAGAAATATCCAAGCATTACTCCGATGATGGTGTTAGCAATGGTGCTAGAAAGTGATTCTGCAATTTGCTCTTTACCTATAAAAGCCAGTATGTATGATAGCTGTAAATCTATTAATGAAATAATAAGAATTACTGCAACTGCTTTTTTTGTAAAGGTTGTAAGCCACACTTTATAACGTTTTTGTTGTTTGTTGTTCAATCACCTTCCACCCCCATCACCCCTTTGTATTTAATCGTTTTCTACGAGCTGCATTCAAAGCAGCGTTTCTGCTCATAATTTCTTTTCTGCTTCTCTTTTTTGGAGGCTGATTTTTAATATTACAAACCTTAATTAAAGTAAGAAGACGGTTGAGATGCCATTTTTGGCACTCAAATGGTATATTTAACGCGATCATCCAATAATAGATAAGCTCTGCCGTTATCTGTTCCCTGCTTGGTTTTGCTGTTTTATCATCTGAAAAATAAGTAGCGGTCATCGGAGCTTCTATATACTTGTTGATCTCTTCAATGTTTTCCTTTGTAAGATAATTGTAAACTTCTGGATCCACGTTTTGTGTGATTGTCATGCATTTTATATAATCCAAAGTTTCTTCAAAGGTTTTTTCTTCTTTTGTTAGAAAAGGTTTACACCATTTGGATTCCCATTTTGAAAGAGAGACGAGGGAATGCTCCAGTTGCAATGTCTGCTCTTTTGTGGTAACGAATTCCTGTTTCCGCTCGTCCCATAGTTCAACGGCTGGTATCGTAATTTGAAGCATTCCTCAACCCTCCAATATTTTACTGAGTTGTCTTACCTGAATCCACCGGAATAATACCATTAACAAACTTAGCCGCAGCATCAGCATCTGTGGCTAATTCCATGAACAGCTGAGAGTATGCCTCAGTCTGAGAAAATGCCGTCGAGATCTCATCCGATTTAATAAACCTCTTACCATCCGGGCTCTTTTCTCCATATGCTTTAAGTATCAGCTCTTTGAAAATCTTAATAATTGCCGGGGCGTCCTGAGCAGCAATAATCTTCTGAATCGTTTCAGCCAAACCACCTGCTGTACTCATTTCCATTTCCATGAGCTCAGCCTTGGTAAGATTAAAGTAAAAGTCCTCAGTTCTCTCGGAACCGTTATAATCGGTATAAGTAATGGTTTTTTTCAACATAATAAATTTCTCCTTTCGATAATTAAAAATATGGAGTCGCCAGCCAATAATCCTGAATACGACTCCCAAATAAGTTTAAATATAAGCAGTTAATTAACCCTCAGCAGGGGTCATCAACGCAATAATCTCATCGGGCAGAGGTAACCTCGGATCAACACCGTCATCGCCGTCAGGATTTGTCGGATCTTTACCGTACAGAATTTCTTCCAAAGCAGCCAGTTTAGCAGGGTCGACCTTAGTGGAATCGATAGTAATGCAAGCCGTAGGTTTGTATCCGGTTACATTAACAGGAGTAGTAGTGATTTCCCAAGAGAAAGTGATAGCTTCTGGGCTATCATTGATAGTTGAATAACCCTTCTCTGAAGGAGCTGCAAGCGCGCCATAAATGATGTGAAGCTTATAGCCGTAATCATTACCATCAACATCGTTGCCGAGAGTGGTAACATAAGAAAGACCAAAGGGTTTACGAGACTGCTGTCCAATCATAACACCTGTTGCAACCTCGGCAGACCCATCGCACTGAGCAAATTCATCAGGATAAGTATAAGCTTCGATAGTGGCGCCGAACTCTTCGGCAGACATGAGATTAAGATACTTGATATTATCAGCATATATAGGCGTTGGCTCAGCGCCGGAAGGACTTTCGGTAACTGATATAAGACCATTCCAGGCAACGCCTTTCGGATAAGTACCTCCAGGTCCTTGTGGATAAAGCACACCCTTTTTAACACCGGTTTCATAAAAACGTTCTCCAATTTTATCCCAAACAAGTTTAGACATATTTTTTATCCTCCTTTAATTAATTTAATTAAAAATATAGAATGAAAACATAATGATTTAGATTGTCCGATTGAAAATGTCGATTAAATCGACAAGTAGGTAAAGCAGTGATCTTATCTACTATCGGACTATCTGGATCCTCATCGATAACTGTTACTAAATATTTTTTCTTAGATGAATAAACCCCGTCATTTGCAAACGAGTTCTCAATATTATCGAGACTGTAAACAATGGCGGGGTAATTCATCTTTACTGACTCAGGGGGTTGAAAATATACATTTCGACTTTCGAGTAATTCCTCTAGCAAAGTCTGTAGTTCTAGTCTACTCGGCATGGTATACACCCCCTATAGTCAGTATTAGTCTTGGGTACTGAACTTCAACATTTGTAATCTTCCATTTAGCACCCATAAACTCAACGTATCGCATCGAATGAAAATTTTGATTGGCAAATGGATCGGATACAATGCTGATCTCATTTGCAACATCGATGTTGTCGTTGAGTTGATTGGCGGTTTGAAGCTTACGAGTATTTCGAATAAGATCTCCATAGTATGTTCTTTCGGTTATTTGCTCTTTCCATACGCCGGGCTTCGTTTCCACCGTTTCAGCATAACCAATTACTCCGTACCATTTCGCCATTTTGAATTTCTCCTTTAACTAATTAAGCCGTAGTCTTCATTTCAAGAGCAATTGCTGAGTAAGGTTTGATCAAAGCGCCGGAGCAGCGAGTTTCAATAAGGTACTTCTGAGCATTGTAATCGATGTCGAAGTCGTCAAACATATTAACAGCACCACCCTTATCGGCGCCAACATTGTAATCGGCAAGATTTACGATCAATCCCATAAGATTAAGAGTATTACCTTCGGAATCGGTTCTTGAGAGCCCTTCCATTACCGGAACTGTTACTATTTCTTTAACGCGAAGAGCTGTAGCCAACTTATCAACGGAATCATAAATTACACGACCAGTAGCATCTTCCATCAGAAGACAATCAGTAAGTACGTCTTCTGTGGTATACAGAGTGGGCTCGCCTGAACCTTTGTAATTCTTTCTTGCCTTGATGACTGTACGAATAAATTCCTTAGCTTTCTGGTCAGAAGTAGCATTTGAAGCAACTTCAACCGGAGCCTTAATAGTATACAGATCATCATCCTTCCAAATAGGACGAATGTTCTGCTCGTTAATCTTGTCATCTGAAGAGCTAAGACGGCCGTCACCAACAAGAATGGCTCTGGCAATTTCCTCATCCAGCATCATACGCATCTCGGACTTAAGCCATGCCACAACATCAAAATCTGTGATATCAACTACATCATCGCGATCCAGCTTCTGTTTCTTATAGATGGTAGTCGGAGTGGTCGTACGCTTAAGCAAAGTAAACACTTCATCTTTCTTCTGTTTACCCTTGATATAACCTTTAGCTCTGGCATCATCTTCTGTTATATCGGCCAGAACAGACTTAATACGGGAGAAGGGAGTACGATGGACAGAGTTCATAACCTTCTGAACCCATCCCATATCTCTCTGAATGAAATGAGGGGTATCTGTAACATTCTTTGCATCAGGGAACAGATAGTCAATCTGCGTGATACCGTGTGCGAGAACACTATCCTTAAGGCTTCCATAACGTTTAGCGTCGGCGAAGATAGCTTCCATGTCGGAATGACTAAGAATATCATTCTTATCATATTCGTTGTCAAATACATTGTGTTTCATAGTTTTATTTCCTCCTTTAGAACCATCATTATCGTTGTTATCTTCAGACTCTTCTTTTTCTTCAAGAGCCTGTCCGATCAATGCATAAACTACCGTTTTCTGTTTTTCGGTAAGAGTGTTGAAGACGTCGGCTATGGTTTCCTCGTCTTCAGATTTTTTATCGGCATGAGATAAAGAAATATCTTCGCCGGTATAGATAATAGCTTCGTCATCAGACTCTTCACCATGGCTCATAACAGAATCAATAAATGCTCCGGGATTTGCTCCTGCCAAAACAAGACTAACCTCACGAATATCTCCATGTATAACATTAGAGCCCTGCTGCTTCAACCGATTTGCATAAATGGAAAGAGCTGATACATCTCCATGTTCAACTAAAAGCTTTGCGTTTTTACCTGATTCTGTTTCATTGAATTTGCAATACGCATATACGCCCTCATCGCGGTTCTCAAGCAGAGCGTGCCCAAGAACGTTTAGCGGGTCATTGTGCTGATGATTCCATACAAGAGGAACCGTCTGCCCGTCATTATGTTTAAACGCGTCTTTCATGATGGTTCTTCCATCAGAACATCTAAGATTATTACGGGTAGCCCAGCCGCTGAAATCATATGTCTTCATTTTGATTTTTCCTCCTTTAATTTATTACTTGTCATCTCGATCTTTTCTCCAGTCGCATCATTTGATGGGTAGATCCGATCATCCTTAGGTTGACTTAGATTCTTATTCCTAAGTTCATCCGCTTTAGGATCGTCCGATGGCTTCATTCCAATAATCTGTCTAATCTCATTCGAGGTCATGATCTCATTGCGTGTAAATTTATCTGCAATTTCTGAAATGTCGCTAACTGGAACAAGCTTGAACGGATCTCTAAAGAATGAAATCGACTGTAATTGTGATCGAGCTGTTTTAGTTAGAAACTTTCGTTTCATTTCATCAACAATAGCCGAAAGAATAGGTTCAATTGTTCGGTTGTAATAATTGAGCATTGTTTTATCGTCAGCCGTACCATCTAATATACTCTGAGTGATTCCTAACTGGCTGTATAGCATACTCGTTAGGTATTCAATCTGTTTCATTAGATTGTTTTCGACTGGACGATTCAACTGTGTAATACGCTCTGTACCATCAGTATAAGCAATACCGTATTTTGAACCTGCTAATTGATCAACTATATCTTGACGCCGTTTCTCGGCCTGTTGACGCCTTGCCTCTGTTTTAATGACATATGGCAATTGAATAATCAAATCCAACTTACCAGAGCTGCTTTGTTCGTCTACAACATCCAAAAGATTAAGTTTTCGAATAAGCCGCTGCATGGTTGAATTTGGTTCATTAATAACGGCGTATAGAGGATTTTCCACAATACCAACTGTACTCTTCGGTACCACAATATCCTCTTTACGACCCGTTTTCTCATTATAAACACGAACCTTAACATGACTCGGATACCATTCCAAAATTTTTCCGGTTCGCATTGAGAGAATATCATAAGAACCAGTAATTTCAGGATTTAAGGTTGTTTCAACTGGAACAATAGCCACACATCCTTCATCAAGCATTGACATAACGACGTCCTGTATAAAGGCTCTTCCGGTTTGATCAAGGTTGGCTTCAACGGTGAGACAGTTGTTTAACCCCGAATCGATGACGGATACGAAACGATTGTTTTCGTCAAGTCTTACATGCTGAATGGTAACTGAAGAAGCGTCTAAAGCAATCCGATTGTATACTGAAGTTACTATCGAACGCTCATTTCCGCGTGTTAGTCTCGGTCTATCCGGACGATAAGTATAGCTAGTTCCAATATTTTTGTAATTATCAGTGGGGTCTTTGTTAAAAAAAGCATTCCATGCATGTTTTAATCTAGAAGTAAACGAATTCTCCATTTTGAATTACCACCCCCCTTTTTTGTTTAGATCTTATCGACTACGGTTTTCCTGTATGCCACTTTCCCTGACTCATAGATCCCATTTTTTAGTTGGTTCATGTTATACCCTTGATCAGCAAGAGCCATGAAAACTCCAATTTCTCCTCGCATTCCTAGAATGCCGTAATGAACTAAAGAATTTTCCAACAACAGCCCCCTTTTTTTCTAACTAGGTTTCTTAATTTTTGGAGTAGTTAAAGATTTTTCTCGGTCAAAAATAATAATTGGCGACGAAGAAATCTTTGCTAATCGATCACCATCATCAATTACCATGTTATACCCATCTTTTTTAAGCTGGTTAAAATATGCCTCTCGAAGCTCAGGCTTTGCAACCAAAAGGTAGCTAAATTGTCTATAAGCTCGTTTTATGTCTTTCGGATCCGTTAGATTTTCAAGACGCTTTTTAGGTATAAACAGTAAAGGAGTTGCTTTCTTAAATGTAGCAAGAGCTTGTTTATCATTACTCATTAACTTGACAAACTCATCCACTCTTTTCTTCTCTCCTGGCGAAACTAAAATATCTTTTACTTTGTATTCGAGATTAACATACGAATTCTTTCCAAAAAGAGAAGCATATCTTTGATAAGTCTCTATATCTTCTTTTTTAAAAGCGGCATATGCGTGACCTGTTAAACCCAATTCTTTTGAAGCCCATCCTTTTGGAACGACACGATTCACGACTGTGCCTTTCTTAAGAACAATATCATCTGAATGAAAGTTTGACTTTTCTCGAAGTCTTCTCTTTCCTTCAGGAGTTAAGGATCCGTCTTTGTTTTGATACCTTCTAACACCCCACTTCATACCTTTAACGCCGTAATGATAAAGTTCGTTAGGCGTTGGGGGTGATAAATATCGCCACATCTAATCTCACCTCCTTTACTCAAAAGCCTCTTTATTAGCTTTATAAGCGACATAGGCGTCCATCATAGCGGCCACAGCGTCGATCTTCTGCTCATATCGTCTCTTAAGTAATTTCCTATTACCATTCGTATCTTCAAGAGTTATACAGTTACCCATAGCAAAAGACATAAGTTCTTCA